CACACCGAGGCGAGGATGTCCGCGAAAGGTGTGCCCCCGCCGGTGACGTCAAGCCCCGCGTGCTTTACCGAGATCCCGTGCTGGTGACAGAGATCCCGGAATTTCCGAGCGATCTGGAATCCGAACGAAGCATCATCGCTGACGTCGTCGGCGAGAACATGAGGGTCCTGATCAAGCAGCAGGAGTTCTGTTCCATAGATGTCCGTGCCAAAAGTCCCGATATAAGCAACCGCCTCATCCCCTCCACTGGTGAAGGATGTGTCGAGAAAACTTACCCGCGTAGTCGCTCCCATCCACTTGACCTGAGAGGAGTCGGCTCCGGACTGAGTGATGTCAGCCTCCGAATAGAGACCTGCGTCCGAACCAGTCGGACACCAGAACCCGCGATACATCCGCCAGTAGAGCAGCGAGTTTTCCCCGAGTTCCATCTTCTTCTTGTCGAGCTTCTCCTCGGTGATGAGGTATGGGTAGAGCATTTGACCCGCAAGAATGTTTGGGCTTTTCTCGGCATCAAACCTGATGCACTTCCCGACGACGGTGTCCCATTCGCCAGCGTCGGTTGAGACCGAGCCCCACCCGCCTTTGGGTTTCGAGAACACCCCAAACGCATCGAAACGAGAGTTGGGGTTGCCGATGCCGACCAACTGGAAGTAGGGGTTCAAGTCAAGGTTAGACAAAGCGGCGTCGTAGATCGTCGAAGAAAGTTCGGGCATCTCGTCCGCGATCATAATGACCCGCTTCCGTTTAAACCCGATCAACTTCTTGATGGATTCCTTTTCCTTTTTCGATTCCCCCGCAACGAGGACAATGCCGCTGCCTTCGTCTGGCACGCCATTCTCGTCGACGAACTTGATCATGCCCATGGAGTCCACGAGCTTGCCGGGGAGCCCGGGCACAGCGGTCCAGTATTCTTTGATCCGACCCCAAATCCGCATCCGGGAGTCCTTCAACGAAGTCGAAGTAACGAGAACCCGAGTGTTCCGCGGGTCGGCGAGATAGCAAACGATCGCGTAGACGGCGAAGGTGTCGGATTTTCCCGATGAGCCGCACCCTGCGACTGAAAGGAACTTGTTCTCGCAAGCTTCCTCGACCATGCGCTCGGCCCATGGATGCCAGTCAAACTTCATCGTGGCTCCCTCGTGGTTCCACAGCATGTCGATGATGTTCCGACAATGCTGGTATTTCCCGAGCCCATTCTCCTCGACGGTGAGTTCGAGTTTGAAGGCGGCAAGTTCGATGTCGAGATCAGTCAACCGCCCGTCCCAGATGCGGCCGTAGCGAATGATGGTATTTTGTGAGGATGCTTTCACTACGGGAGTTTACCCCGCTTCCTTGCCCCAGTCAAAACGGATCGCCGTCGGCGGGATTGTCACATGCTGCGGAAGGGTCCTCGGCTCCGGCACAATACTCCTCCCACTCGTAGCGGCTCCTTGTCTCTTCGTGGTGACCTTTATCGATGTTGTCTTCCGCGGTCAAGATCTGCACGTTATCGTTGTGATAGCCCCGAAGTGCGTCAATGCGATCAATGTGCAGATGCTTCACCGATCTCCCCCGGCGGGCGTGGTAGTCGGTCTCGTGGCAAAGCTGCTCGAAGACGGCGAAGTCCAGATCAAAGGGGATGCGCCGCCGCCGTGCTTTGTTCTTGACCGCATTGTAGATTGCCCGGATGGGGTTGTTGGCCCTCCACATGCGAACCCGACAAGTCACGCAAAGAAGACTGCGTCCGATCTTCGCGGCTTTCTCAGACGGTCGAGAGCAAAAAGCTACTTGGCAAAGTGGGTGTTTCTTTGCCTTGGCTTTAATAGGCACCCAAAGCCGCGTCTCTTCATTGAAGTGATACATGCCCGGGTATTGCTTGGGGAGATTGAAGTAGCTCATGGCATGTCGTGGGTGTCAATCTGCCAAATGGACTGGTTGTTTTTGCTATCGAGCTTCTTGAGCCACGGCAATCCGTGCTCCTGCTTCGCGAGGGCTCCGAGAAGACGCCCGAATTGGATGGGGCTCGTGTTTGATGCGCGGATCAAATTGGCGATGTCACTGTCCGGGTGCATCATCTGAACCAACAACTCGGAGGAGGTTCCTGCGATAAACCGATTGCGCTCTTCCCGGCGACACTGTGCCCGGTAGATGTCCAACATCTGAGCCATGCGGAAGTGAGCACTGGACTCGCGAGCCGACTGAACGAGACCCGGGTGGTGGTAAACCTGCAACCCGTATCGGGGCCGATCGGGGGTCAGCAGTTCGGTAGGCACTTCAAATTCATCGAGCAACCAGCGCAAAAAGTAGGGCAACTCGTGTTGCAGAAGTTCCTGCATGTCCATCGTGTCTTGAAACTGGGCCCGCCAGTTTGGGTTGACACGATAGAGACAAAGCTTGTCGGCGATGTTGATGTCAAGGTCAGGAATAATCGAGACGCTGTCTGGGTCATCGTTGCACGATACATAGATGCGCCCGAACCACGGAATGTCCCGGGCGTCCTTGTGTTTGGGCTGGACAGAAACTTCCGGAGTCGCGACATGCTTTTTGAGCATCTCCGAAAATGCCTTGTGCGCCGCCATCGTGCCGACGCTTTGGTTGTCGTCAATGAACCAGACAAAAGACTCTCCGAGCGCCTTGTTGAAAGCACTTCCCTTCGCAAGGAAATTTCCCGCGTCGGTGGCGCTGCCGAAAATGTGGCGAAGAATGTAGGTGCCGAGGAGCGACTTGCCGCATCCCGCCGCGCCACACACAATCAAGGCGTGCCCTTGCACTGGGCGGGCGTCGAGCAAGGCTCGATAGGAGCGGGTGATTTCGGCAAGAAAAGAATCCCGCGGAGAGAGGGTGTCTTCGTCGTGTCGGTCAAAGAAGTTCTCGAAGAAAGTCGAGATCCACGGGAAGTTCTCCGGATTACCGTATCCGACCGGAGCCGGGTCCATGGGGCGACGGCGGTTGGTGTTGAGGTAGAGTTCCCCGTTCCACTCGACAAACTGTTCTGGAGTGTGGAGAAACGGAGCCGTCGAGTCAACCCGGTGCATCGTCTGGATGCAGAGAAGAGCGTGGTCAGATTCAGAGTAGGTCTCCTTCCCTTTGGTCTTGTTGCTCAGTCCCCGATCAACGCGAAGGTAGAGAAGCGCATCTTCCCGTGTCGAAGAAACCCACGCGCCTGACTTGGGATCGATGCGCCAGTAGAGTTTCCCGTCGAAGTAGCAACCGGTCATCGCCTGATCGAGGCGCTTCTCTTTGTATTTCTGGACAAACTCGTGTCCTAGCAACTCATCCCAAAACATTCTACCCTGTGTGGCGCGGGACGAGAAGGAGTAGACGCCCCATTCCGCGACGATCGCCGACTTGTCTTTCTCCTTGCCGTCGTCGGTGATTGGGAGCCAGAAGAGAGGCACCCGCTGTCCGACTTCGAGGGCATTGCCGTAGAGGCGACCGGGAAACCGGCGCTCCACCTCGGCCGCGATCTCATCCATCGGCAGATCCGTGTAGGGGGCGTCAACCTTTTTGATCTGGATGACCGAATCCCGATAGAGGGATTGGGTCACCGCCTTCGGAACCGGGATAGACTCGGGCACCGGAGCCCAGTCGGTCCCGTGTTCCCAAAGCATGTGGGGTTGGTAGGAGGCAGGGTCAAGGCCGGGAGCGAGAGTCTGCGCCTTGGCTCTCGACGCAAAGTTCCGCATGAACTTCTCGGCGACCGCAGGGCAGTCAGCCCACACTGGCTCCTCGAAAACCCACACCGCCCGAATGCCTCCGGAGAACGTCCGACTGAACCAGACCGGGCGAACTTCCGCGTCGACCTTGGCGACTCGTCGAAGGAACTCGTCGGCTTGGATGTCGGCATCGTAGTCGGCGACCCATCCAAAGAAGCGTCGGGGCGGGTTGTCATCCTCGACCCGGTGATTTGGGTTGATCGGTTCGACAAGGGTGAAGTGAATCCGACAAGTGGTGTCTTTGAGTTGCCATTGACGAAACTTTGCTTTTGACGTGAGCCCTTCGGGGCGTTCGGAGTCGTATTCCCACGGGGGAGCGTCAAGAAGAACGAGAGCGTCAGACGACAAATTGGTAGCGGCGCGGAACGAGGGCGTGGTCATTTGGTGTAGATGTCGATAATTTCTGCTTCCGCGGCGACCGGGAGATCCGCAGCCCACTCGGGCGGGGTTCCCATAATCTGCTCGGTGATGTGTCTTGCGTTTTCCGCTTCCTCCTCTCGCACGAGGATTAGAAATTCGTCGTAGATGCGGAGGACCACGGAGAGCCCAGCAGCGGCGATTCCAAGGTATCCATCGAAGAAGATGTCCCGGCTACATGCCTGCACTACGTTTTCTGTCGCCAAACCCCCGTAAATATGG